GAAACCTTTTGTCGGTGCTAGAATTCCTACAACAACTCCAACCGATTTTGGACCATCTGGGGCAGGTATGGGAAACAATGGCACAGGTTCACAAGTCCCACAGGGCGTGAACATTACTGTGAACACAGGCATTGGAGACCCTAACGCTATTGCAGAAGCGATTGATCAAATTCTTACCGATGCAGCCACACGCGGCACATTGAGAGGCTATACAATCGCATGACATGGGCTCCAGAATGGCGAGTAACAGTAGGTGATGATGTTTATACGACTGTTACCTCTGTTTCCTATGCAACTGGTCGCTTAGACATTGATAGACAACCCACAGCAGGTTACTGCCGAGTAGAGATAGTAAATACAGACAACACACCTTTTACCATCAATGTTACAGAGCCAATAACTTTAGAGCTTAAAAACAGCAGCGGCACTTATGTGACTGTATTCGGTGGCGAGGTTTCAGACTTTAACATCGGTGTAAGAAGCCCAGAAGAAACAGGCTTTATCACCACAGGCACAATCTTGGGCATTGGAAGCCTTGCGAGACTGACTAAGGCTATTTTTAACACAGCACTTGCAGAAGGCTTAGATGGTGCACAGATAGCAACCATATTAGGTGCAGCTCTTAACTTGTCATGGGCAGAGGTAACTCCAAGCCTTACATGGGCAACCTACCCAGCAACTACGACATGGGATGATGCAGAGTCTTACATTGGCACTATTGACTCAGGCGCATACACAATGATTAACCTTGCAGCTAGTGAGACTGCTAAGTCACAGACCTTGGTCGATCAGATTGCAACTAGCGCATTAGGTCAAATCTATGAAGATCGCTATGGCAATGTCAGTTATGACGATGCAGATCATCGCAGCACCTACCTTGCTACTTATGGGTACACCTTGCTCGATGCATCCTATGCAAGCCCTGCATCTATTAGAAGCACAACACAGATTTCACGCATCCGTAACAGCCTTATCTATAAGTATGGGGCAGGTTATGCAAGCACATACAGTACCTCTGACGCGGACTCCATAGCCTCTTACGGGCTGTATGAGCGTTCACAGGACTCAAACATCAAGACCCTTGCTAATATCACGGCTATCGCTGGCAGAGAGCTTACGCTTCGCAAGACCCCACAGGGTCAGTTGGAGACTATCTCTTTTAGACTTGACAATCCCAACATGAGCGATGCAGTACGCAACAGCTTAATCGGGGCTTTCTTTGGTCAGCCTGTCTCTATCACTAACCTACCTTCTAACTTGCTCGATGGTCAGTTTGATGGCTTTATTGAAAACATTGTAATGAAGGCAACTCCGACTTATGTGGATGTTAGCCTTTATGTTTCACCTGCTGCGTTTAGCCTTCCCGTTGTCTATAACGATTACGCACTAGCTCAGACTTACACAGCAGATGCAACATTTACTGTGCCTTCTGGAGTAAAGCAAATTGCAGTATTTATCAAGGCTAAGGGCGGCAATGGTCAGAATGGTGCTAACGCTGCAAGCAATGGCGGACAAGGCGGCACAGGTGGTGGCGGTGGTGGAGCAGGTGCATTCTGGAACTTTGATGTCCTACCTGCACAGACTTACTCAGTAGCATTTAACACAGGCTCTACTAATCGAGTTGCTTTTGCTTCTTTGATGTCTATCTCAGCTGGAGCAGATGGATCAGCAGGTGGTTCAGGTGGTGGACTATTCTCCAGAGATTCATCCGTTGTGTATTACGATGCTAAGACTGGTACGCCAGCAGGTATCGGCGGAGCTGTAAAAACCACAGATGGCAACGGCAATGCTGGTACTGGAGCATCGACTGGATCGCTTCTTACTGTACCAACTAACATTGGACTACCTGCAACCATCCGCGCAGGTGGTGGCGGTGGTGGCGGTGGATCAGGTTCTAGAGATGCAACTGGCTTCAACTTCTACAATGGTGGCTTCGGTGGCACAGGTGGCGCAGTCGATGGAAACAATGCTGGCGGTGATGGTGGCGATGCTCTACAAGATTTCAATCTTGGTGGCTCAGCAGGTGGTTCAGGTGTTCTTGGTAATGGTGGCGGTGGTGGTGGCGGTGGTGCTTTCCAGAGCGGTTTTGGAAATGGCACAGGCGGCACAGGTTCATCTGGTAGCGGCGCAATCGTATATGTTTACACTCGATAAGGTAGAATAGGAAACACTATGGCACTTAGTCCGAATTATAACTGGAGCGAACCTGATAACAGTTCACTCGTAAAAGATGGCGCACAGGCGATGCGCACGCTGGGCGATGCCATCGACACCTCTGTGTGGAATGTGGGCTTTGGTCAAGCGGGTAAGTCAAAAATAATTAATGGTGATTTTAGAGTAAACCAAAGAGCATTTACATCTACGACTGCAAGCAATGTTTATATTTATGATCGATTTCAAACACGCGCAACCGATGGCACCTCTACATTTACTGCCAACACTTTTACTGCGGGAAGCGGTCCAGTTACATCAATTCCAGCGTTAAATTATTTGACAATACAAACAACTGGTCAAACAATAACCGGAGCAAGAACTGCAATTTTACAAAAGATCGAAGATGTAAGAACTTTATCAAATCAAACAGTAACTTTATCTTTTTACGCAAAAGCAAGTGCAGGAACGCCATCTGTTGCCGCTAACTTTACGCAGATTTTTGGTACTGGTGGTTCTTCTGCGGTCGATACGGCAGGACAAAAGGCAGCCATTACAACTTCATGGGCAAGATATTCTTTTACTTTTACGATTCCATCTGTGACAGGTAAAACAATCGGTTCTGATTCAGGGTTATGGGCTTTTATTTGGACATCTGCTGGTTCTGATTTTAATACACAAAGTGCTTCTTTAGGTATTCAGACTGCAACAATCGACATCTGGGGTGTTCAGGTTGAGTATGGATCAAAGGCAACGCCCTTCCAAACTGCAAGCGGCGGCAGTATTCAAGGCGAATTGGCTATGTGCCAAAGGTATTACTTCAGAAATACTGCGGGAACTAATTACGGACCAATGATAATTGGTGGATATTTCTTTAGCACTATTCAATATGTCAGTAATGTAATGTTTCCGGTTACTATGCGCGTTGCACCTACTTCTTTTGAATTTTCAAATTTAGTAATTCAAGACTCCTCTAATGTACTTTTGGCTGTGACTGCTATGAGTATTGATACCTCTATAACTAACGTAAATGGTTGTAGCCTAAACTCAACAGTAGTGGGCGGAACGCAAGGAAGATTCGGGCGAGTTTTAGGAAACAACAACGCTGCTGCTCTGTTGGCTTTTGGCGCAGAACTTTAGGAGATGACAATGGATAATTTGACTTTTATTCAAGTGCCAAACATAGATGGCACAATCGTAGAACACGCGTTAATTCATCATGGTGAAGGCTTCTATACTTCAATGCCAAAATCAACCTATGACGAAATGATCGAGGCGCAAGATGAAGCCACAGTTATCTAAGGCGGCAGTCCAGTTACGCGAGCAATTTGATGACTCGTTCCCAGATCGTGACCGCACATCGGATGGTTGGATCGGTGATACCCGACACGCTGCTCGCAAGTCAGATCATAATCCAGATGAACAAGGCTGGGTACGCGCCATTGATGTGGACAAAGACTTGTTTAAGGGTGGAAAGCCCGACATCATGGGAGATCTTGCAGATCAACTTCGTACCTTATCCAAGTCCAAAACGGACAAGCGTATTGCTTACATCATTTACGATGGGCGAATCTGCTCACGCATCCTTAACTGGAAGTGGCGCAAGTACACAGGGGCTAACAAACACTCTAAGCACATGCATGTCAGCTTTAAAAAAGAAGCTGATAATGATGGGGCTTTTTTTCAAGTATCTATGTTAGGCGGACAATAATGAAGAACATGAAGCACCCTGCATACCTTGCTGCTGGAGCATTCTTAGCAGCATGGGCATCATCTAACTTTGAAGCAGATTACCGCGCAGTTCTATGGGCTGTGCTTTCTGGCGTGTTCGGATATGCGAGTCCTAAAAAGTGAGCCAAACAGATTTCTTTCAACTCTATATCGCAACGCTGGTTACATTAGGCGGACTGTCAGGCTTTGTCATTACTCATTTACTGGCAGAGATTAAGCGACTCCATGCGCGTGTCGATGAGATCTATAACATACTTCTAGAGCGATAATTTTCCCATGGCAAGAAAAGCAACTAAGGCATTAGAGGAACAAGGTTACTCAAAGCTTGATGCTTACTGCATTGGGCTTTATGAATACTTCTGTTCTCTAAAGCGTGCAGGTTTTGCAGAAGATGTTGCCATGTTCATGATTACAGAGCCACAGGCTTACCCGCATTGGATATTGCCTGATCCTATATTGCCAGAGAAGTTCGGCGATTACGAAGATGAGGATGACGATTAAGCGAATAGTCGTAGTCTCGGACTTACAGGTCCCTTACCATGACAGGGTTGCAACCCGTAACCTTGCTAGTTTTATCAAGAAGTTTAAGCCTGATCAAGTAGTGACCATTGGCGATGAGATTGACCTACCCCAGATAAGCAAGTGGGAAGAAGGTCGAATGGGCAGTTATGCTCAAACGCTCGATGATGACCGCAATCAAGCTGTTGATCTTCTCTGGGAATTAGGTGTAACAGATTGCATAAGATCGAATCATACGGATCGTTTGTATAACATCATCATGGCTAAAGTCCCAGCATTCGGGGCATTGCCAGAGCTGCGCTTTGAGAAGTTTATGAAGTTCGATGAACTAGGTATAACCTTTCATAAGAACCCAATGCCTATTGCACCTAACTGGATAGCAGTCCATGGAGACCACACACCCATCAAGCCACAAGGGGGTCTATCAGCCCTAGAAGCGGCTCGTAGGCATGGAAAGAATGTCATCTCAGGTCATACCCACAGAGCAGGGCGTTCAGCCTTCTCAGAGGCTTCTGGAGGGCGTATAGGGCGTGTTCTACATGGTGTCGAGGTAGGCAATCTTATGGACTTCAAGCAAGCTGCATACACCAAGGGTGTGGCTAACTGGCAACAGGCATTCGCCATCATGTATGTGCATGGCAATAAGGTGCAGGTAGATCTTATCAACATCGAGAAGGACGGCACATTCATTGTCTCCGGAAAGACCTACGGCAGACCTAGATAGGTCTAAATTTAGGTCTAAATCGTTATCATTTCGTTATCAGAATGTGCTTGATTCGTCTGACATATCTGTCACACTAAGTTTGTCACCAATCAAGGGCATTGGGGCAGTTAGGTATAAAATGTCAAACACAGATAAATTACTGTTAATATGCATTATTGGCATGTTATTCGGTTTTGGTGTAGCTCTCTATGATGTATCCAAAAGAAGCTACGAGAAAGGTCTGCGCGAGGGATACCACCGCGGGCGCAGAATTAAGGGTCAGGAATGAGAGCCAATGAAATCCTTCTCACAGCCACCGACACGATCCGTGATCGTGGGCTATCATATGGTCATCCTGCGGATAACTTGCAACACACCGCAATGCTGCTCTCAGCATACCTACAAACACCGATACACGACTATCAGGTGGCAGGGATCATGGTCTTGGTTAAACTTGCAAGGACTAATCAATCAGCACAACACATCGACAACTGGGTCGATCTCTGCTCTTATGGCGCACTCGCAGGGCAGCTAGCCACAGAGGAAAACGAACTC